GGTCATGTCCGCAACAAACTTGGTAAATTTATAGGCCGCCGTGGCCGCTATCATTAATCCCTTGCCCAATGCAAGAGGTATTTTTGCCAATCCTCCAAATGCCTTGGTTAGAGAACCGCTTGATTTTCCGGCACCAGCAAGGCTCTTGGCCAAACTGCTCGCTGCACCGCCAGCACCACCACCCTGGTTGCCAGCACTTCCGCCCATTAATTTGACTAATTCACGTAGCGTAGCCTCAGAAGCGACATTTTTGGCTTCTACTTCTCCAATTCCGGGTATATCAATAATTACTTTTGCCATTCTTTATTTTTCCAGAAAACTGCGCATATAAATACTTACACTATATATGTTTAACATAATGTATTTATTGGAGATAAAATATGGCGGATGAACTTCCTAACGTTACGATAACAGAGGGACAAACAAAGAAACCAAATCCCCTTCAGGGCTACTATAGACAACCAAAGATCTATATCAAATTGCCATCTAAAGGTGTGTATTATGGTGATGCCCTTGATGCATCAGAAAATGGTGAATATCCAGTTTATGCCATGACAGCCAAGGACGAACTATTATTGAAAACGCCAGATGCGCTCCTTTCAGGACAGAGCACTGTTGAAGTGATCAAGAGTTGCGTACCAGCAATCAAGAATCCGTGGGTAATGCCCACTATTGATCTTGATGCTGTCTTGATGGCAATCAGGGTTGCTACCTATGGCAAGGACATGGATTTCTTTGCAAACTGTCCTAAGTGCGAAACAGAAAACAAATACACGCTACCATTGGTGGATCATCTTGGTAGGGTACAGCAGTTTCAATTCCAACCCACAGTACAGGTTGGAGCAATGACTGTTTACATCAAACCGTTTACCTACAAGCAGATGACGGATAACAATCTAAAGGCTCTTGAACAGCAGAGAGTGTTTTCGGTAATCAATGATGAAAAACTATCAGATTCCGAAAAGATGACCAAGTTCAATGAGAGTTTTGTCAAACTGACAACAATGACAGTTGACATGATTACGCAGTGCGTTGACAAAATTGAGGTGCCAGAAGGGAGCGTAAGCGACCCGGAGCAGATCAAGGAATTTTTGGAAAACACAACCAGCGAAATCTTTAACGAACTCAAGACCCATATCGAAGAAACGAGACAGGGAGTTAACATTCCTGATCAAAAGGTTCAGTGTGAAAATGAGGAATGCAAACACAACTTTAATGTTCCCGTAACACTTGATCAATCGGATTTTTTCGAGCGCAGATCCTGACGCTGCCCGTATCAGAGATCTTAGAACTGTCCGACAAGATGGATAAGGACGCAAGGGCACTCAAGAAGGATATCCTCAAGGTGTGTTGGTACATGAGAGGTATGTCCTACAGCGAAGCCATGCATCTAAGTTCAGAGGAAAGACAGTTAATCGGAGACATTGTCGAAGAGAATCTTGAGACTACCAAAAAAACCAAACTTCCATTCTTTTAAGATTATTTCCAACAGTTGAAAACGTTTAATAGAGATCTAAAGATCTCTTGCGTTTTCGCTTGCGCTCAACGCATTTTTCTTCTTCGAAACTTTTATATATGAACACAACAACTGCGAAGCAGTTTTGTTAGCATCATGTAGATAGTAGAGCCACAATTCGCCCGTTGCCGGACGAATTAGTGTTGTTGAGCTTCATGTGAGTTAGCGTCACCAACCTGTTAAAGAAGATTACATATAATATGTACGGAGGCGGCAGACCTTCAACCCCCTACTTCAGCATTCGCAATATCCGCGGAAAGCAGTTAATCCCTAACAGTCGAAATCACTTGCTTCGTGGTTGTATCTTTTTCACAGAGCCACATCTTTCATGCCTTAAGTTAGCATTGTCCTTGCAACGCACCAGTATCTGAACGCACACTGCCCGCACGGCAGGCGTCCTCAAGATGGGTCGAGCAGCCCCGACCAAACCATGTTGCTATGTTAAGCCTTGTTTTTAATTTGTCTTTCGAGAAGTGCCTTGCGCAATTTTTCGGAACCGCCTACTCTAACATTGATTATGCCATTGTAATATTCGTCTGATTCTAATACCCTGCGATCAAATTGTTCCCTTGCCTCGATGTAACCCATCTCTGCCCTGTTTGTGCAGAAATAGAGTATTTCTCTTGTGAAGTTTTGTGGTCCAAGTGCTTCCACATCAGCGATAAGCCTATCGGATGATCCCCAATATTCTTTCCAATCTGATTCCTTGTGGCCGCGACGCTTGTTTTTCTTGCCTTTGAGTGGTGGCTTGGTAGTTTTGAATTTGGCTAATTTCTTGCCTATGTATTTCTTGTTGTTGGTAGTATTGGTAATGAGATAAACGAAGCCTTCATATTCTTCTGGAATACTGTCAATAATATTGCCTTCAAATGTCCAACTCGGGTTCGTCATCAGTCTTACTTACTTTCGACGGACGACCCACCATGCCTTTTCTGGCTTCCTTTCTTTCCTGCCTCTTATCTTGAATTTCTGTGCGCCTTAAACTTGCAAAATTACGTATCTCTGATAGCCAAAAGCGAGCCTTAATTCCGGCTTCGTCACTTCCCTTGTATTCAAATCTTTCCTGCCATTTGAAATAATTTTGGAATGCTTCAATCATTTTGTCGTGATTATCAGTGCTCATAACCAATTTGGTCCTGTGACAAAGTATGCCAGACTGGACCTTGTTCCTTTTGTTACGGGAGTAACTCTATGCGGAACAAAACTTGGAAAAACTATCATAGATCCGATCTTATCAAACTTATCAATTGGATAAGGACCGTTTAAGAATAATTCAAACTTTCCTCCGTCATAGTCATTCTCGCTTAGATTTAGTAATGCTGTTAATTTTATATCGTACATTTCTCCACCAACATTATCAGCATGCCATCCATATTCAGCATCATCTTGTGAGTGATAATCTGCATAGTTGACAATATCAAAATCACAGGCAGAAAACAAATTTAAACCGAAAAAATTTTTATTGATATCTTGAACGATTTGCCTAAACTTGTAGAGTTCTCTTGAAACCATTCCATAATCTACAATTTGCACCTTTGAAGTTTTTGTAACTCCTTGTGCAGGACTGTCAGAGGCTTTACTATTAATATTATTTTTAATCGCATTTCTTATGGCAGAACATTCTTCAACTGTGTGTGAATTTTCTACGACATAAAAGTGCGATTTCATTGCACAATCTCCACATCATTTGAGTATGAAGTAAATCCATTCTCCTTGATAACCTTTAATACGGTATTAACACGTCCCGCAAGATCATCTCTATGCGAAATTAAGAACACGTTCTTGTGTCTTTCACGTGTCATCTTCTTGAGAACCGCAATGGAACTCTCAACTCCTGCACTGTCCATGCCGCTATCCACAAGTTCATCGATGAATAATAAGTTAATGCCATGATACAATGATTCCCAAACATCACGGAATGCCCAACTTAGGCTTAAGATGAGTCTATTTCGTTCACCTCTACTGAGATTATCGAAGTCTAAGTCCTGCCCCAGTTGTGTAATAATCACCGTTAAATCATTCTGGAACTCCACAATGTGTGGCAATCCAACCTTGGCCAAGTAATAGGTTAATCGCTGATTTAGATATGCCAAATTCTGTTCAATGATCTTCTTACGCACAAATGAATCCTTGTTTGTAAGCAGTTTGTATAGGAAGTCCTGATGATCCTTGACCTTGGTCAGTTCATTCAGCGTGTCAAAACTAACTTCCTGTAGTGCAGTTTCCTTTAGATCTTCAATCTGTTCCGCATAAGGATTTTTTTCCTCACGCTTCTGTGACAATTCCTTCTGCAGACTCTCGACTGTGTTCCTGTGGTTGTATGCTTCTTCCACTGAATCATACTGCGTTACGGGGCAGTTTTCAAGTTCTCCAATGTCCTTTACAACTTTTGCGTGTTCGTCATACTGCGTTTCGTTAGTTAGAATTTGCTGTGCAGCCTCCTGCAACATTTCTTCCTTCTGCTTCTTAATTTCTTCCTGCTTGTTATCGTGAATTTCCTGACCACAGGCATAACACTCGTGCTTGTCAATGGATTCCAATTCTTTTTTCAGTTTGGCAATTAGTTTTTCTTGCTTTTCGTTATCGGCAGTTATGCTCGCCATCCAACGCTGTGCCTCTTCCAACTTTCTTTTCTTATCGTTAAAGGTTTCCCAACACTTGTGTGCTTCAATTTCTGCTTCAATGTCAATCTTTTCAAGTGCAGCAATGCTCTGTTCTAATTCCTTTATGCCCTGCTGTTTACTGTCTTCCCACATTCGCTGTTTGCGCTCAAGGCTTTCGATGTTCTGCTGTATTCTTTCGTTGCTTGCCTTGACAGTTTCAATTCTTGTATTTTCTGCGTTGATTGCATCTCTGTTTTCACGCATTTTTTCCTTGAGTGCCTCTGCCTTTTCTGAAAGTAAGGTAATTCCTAATAACTGTTCAATGATCATTCTCTGATCATTTGGCTTTGAAGCAAGGAATGGTTCAGTGTATGTGTTCAGTGCAAGTATGTGCTTGAACATATCATGGCTCATGCCGAATAGAGTTTCGATATCCTTCTGCGTTTCTCTGCTATCTCCCTGTGCCTCGTCAGTATCCGTTGGTTCCTGTTCGGTTCCATTGACCGTAAATTTCAATACGTTTGGCTTTCTTCCTCTGTGGATGGAATAATCAATGCCATCCTTTTCAAAATCTATAGTGACCAACATGCCCTTGCCGTTGATCTTGTTAATGAGGTTATCTCTCTTGATGTTTGTCAGTGCGTTGCCGTAGATTGCATAACTGAGTGCATTGACAATAGTGGTCTTACCAGTGCCGTTTCTGGAACCACTATCGTCACCACCCAAGTCAAGGTTTTCTCCCAACACAAGTGTTAGTTCTCCCTTGTCAAAGTCAATGGCCTGGGTCTGATTGCCCACGCTCATAAAATTCTTAACCGTAATATTTTTAATTTTTATCATAGGTCTGAATAAATCTCCGTAAGCATACGCTTGTCGTATGTCTCGCTGTCTAACTGTTCAATCTGATTCATTACGATAGTATCAACGCTTTCAAACGAAATGTCAATAGGATCAATGTTGCTCTCTATTTCCACCTTTTCAGGAATCAGCATGAGTTCACGCAATTTAAACTGCGGAATAAACTGTTCCTTGATGAAGTTTGCTTCTTCAAATGTAATCTGCACGTCAATCGTTACTCGGGCATGCATTTTTTCTCTAAGATGCTCTTCTGGTTTTTCCAACAGTTGCGAAAGTTTAAATGTTCTATACACCGGTTGATCTGGCCAAGTCTTGTATTCAGGCTTGCCACCCCACTCCAAGAACATCATGCCACGCTCATCATCCCAAGCATCAGCATAGTTGTGCGGAAATGCATTACCCATGTAGGTTACATTTCCTTTTGTCTGACGTTTGTGGAAGTGTCCAGAGAACACGTATTCCTGATTAACAAAGTGATCCGGTTGCAGTTCTCCGTGATCAGGCATCTCTACCATGGCATTCATTTTAAAGTATGGCAGTTCAAAGTGACCAAACACGTATCTTGATTTTATATCCTTAACAGTCTTCCATTCTTCTCCCACTAACCACGGAAGTAGTGTAACATCACCTTCTGTGAACAGTTCAGTGATGGGAACAATATTAGGAAACAGTCTCATAAATTCGATACTGTTAATTTCACGTTTGTCTTTATAAAACAAATCGTGATTACCAACCATAAAGTAGGTTTTCTCGAAAGTGTTATTCAGCCTTTCGAGGTTTGAAACTGTATAGTTCATCGTGCTGACATCTGTGGTCGCACGATTGTGGTGCCAGTCTCCTAAAAAGATACAGGTCTCAGCACCAGCGGCTTTTGCTTCTTCGCAAAACCATTTAACAAATTCTTCACAATCTATGTTGTGTGCCCGGCTACCACTCTTCATTCCAAAATGGATGTCTGTGAAGCAGGCTGCTTTCTTAAATAACGGCATTCTTTACTCCTTACTATATTGTAACGGATTGTGTAACAAAAGTCAAGATTTTTTCTTTTCACCACGAGGAACAGTATCGCCATTATCTCTATCAGCATTTTGGCGTGTCCAACTTGGATTCATTCCATTCATTTCCAGTATGTCATCTCGGATGTTTTGATTTCGCTTTTCGATATTGATGATTCTTACGAATGAATTGGTTACTGCTGCCGTATAATAAGCAAATGGGTTCTGTGATTTGGATTCGTCAAACTGTAGTCCAATTTGTGCCAACTGTAGAATGGCCTGACCCTTCATCTCATCGTTGTAGGTATAGCCTCTCACGTTACCACGTGTTGCGTATCTGTCGCACAGTTTCATCCACATCAGTGCAAGTTTATTAGTCGCCTTGCCAATCTTTGGATTAAAGCATCCGTTTTCCATACCGCCTTCCCAATGGCTCTTGCCCACGCAGATTAAGTTGTCCTTTTCGTCAAACTTCCAATGCTGGAATGGAGGAAAGTTAACCTTTACGTGCCTGTCAGCAACAGACTTTTTGGTTTTCTTTCTCGTACTATCCTCGGGAATGTGTTCAAAAGTCATTATGCGGAAGATTAGATCCGTTTTTTCCATCTTGCGATAATCAATTTCGAACTGCTTTGCGGGAATCTTCTTACCAGCAGCCTCAACTGCTGCTTCGTGTGCTTGTTTAGATAACCTTGCAGCACGGTTTCTTTTCGCTTCTGCAATGGTTCTTATGTTAATTTTTTCAAGATTTGGCAGGATAACATCGTATTGATGATATTCAGGGTCAACATAGGAGCAAAATGTGTTTTTACTGCGATGTATTTCTGCCAATAGGTCCTTGTTTGTTAGATATTTAATTTTTTGCATAATTGTGAACGTTCTCCTAATATTTATTATAATAGCACATAATGAAAGAAATAAATAGAGTAAAGATAAGGAAATTTTACCAAAATGGGATTATCGACAAATCCGTTAGGAAATTTAGTTTCAAGAGTGTCCACACAGATAAAGTCTGAATCTGCTGAAAAGAAAATACCAGCAACAGACCCAACTGCGGGGTTAACTCCCTTTAAGGGAACTCTTAAGACTGGAGAAAAATTAAGAAACATTAATGGCAAATCCTTTGTGGTTCCAGCGCCGCAAGGAAACGTTCTTGATAAGGCAAAGTTGGATCAAACGGTTGCGAGAAATTCAGGAGCATTAGGAAGTGGCCTGAATCAATTTAGTGCAGGCGGATTAAAAGAAAATTTTGCGACCGCAATGGGAGAAGCAAATAAGGTCATTAGTGATATTCCGGGCGGAGAAAAGTTATCATCATTAACAGATTCAATTTCCGGTTTGATTCCCGATGGTACTGGATTCAGTGCTGCCGGCGCCGATTTAAGTTCGGCATTATCAAAATTAAGCGGAGGCGATCTTGCAGGTGGAGCCACAGATTTGGCTTCAAGCATAGCCAAGGGTGCAGGAGCACTCAATGACATATTAAGTGTCTATAGAGGACAGAACATTCCTGCTGATGCAGACTTATTTGCAACAACAGGACAATCAGTTAAGGTACAGCCAACTTCAGACAATGATTGGAGAGTAAGAATTGATTGTGAATGGCAATATTTTTCAACAGCACTGTTTGATAAACTAAAAGCCACTGGTGGAGTAGTTTTTCCAATTCAACCACAGGTGACATTTTCAACCAAAGCAAATTACACTCAACTTGATCCTGTGCATAACAACTATCCTTTCCAGGCATACAAAAATTCTCAGGTTGACGAAATTCAAATTAATGGAGAGTTTCCAGTTGAAACAGAACTGGACGCTGCCTATTGGATTGCAGCCACTACTTTTTTCAGAACGGTTACAAAAATGTTCTTTGGTCAAGGAGAGAATGCAGGCAATCCTCCGATAATATGTGGATTACATGGCTACGGAGCAAGTGTCTTTGATAATGTTCCTGTGGTAGTCACAAGTTTCAGCACAACTTTCCCAGACGATGTGAACTACATCAAGTGCAATGCATACGGAACCAGTACCTGGGTGCCAGCATTGAGTAACATTACTGTGAATGTTAAACCCGTTTACAATAGAAGGAATCTTAGACAGTTTAGTCTTAAGGATTATTCTGCAGGTAAACTTCAAACTAATGGAAGGGGTTACATCTAATGGCAACTTACACAAAGTCTTCGCCATACTATACTACGAGTCAAAACAATTCATATCTTGAATTGTTAGATATCAGACCTGTGCCAGCCGAAGCAGATGATTTCTTATATACTATAGAAAACCAGTACAAGCATAGACCGGATCTACTTGCCTATGACGTGTACGGTGATGCCAATCTTTGGTGGGTATTTGTTCAAAGAAACATGGAAGTTCTTAGAGACCCGATATTTGATTTTGTTCCAGGAACTAACATTTATCTACCTAAGGGAAATAATTTAAGAAAATTCTTAGGAGTCTAATATGGCTGCTGAATTCATTGAAAGAAGAATACAGAGCAACGGCCAAACCGTTAACTTTAATATTGATAGAAAGCAACCTTACATTGACACAACAATCAATGGAAAGAAAGCACGTGTTTACGGAACACAAGCGCAGTTGGATGAATATCAAAACAAGAAACCAGACGGAACAAAGAAAAATCCAGTTGGAACACAAACATCTCTTCCGTTAGGAGATGCATTTCTTTCAAGGGCGTTACAAAAACCAAAAGCCAAGGATGATATTAATGACGGAAAATCATCAATAAAGCAGCCAAACAATGTTGCGGGAGGCAATGGACTTAATCTTAAGAGCGTTCTTAGAAACCCCATGGAAAATTTTGCTTCTGTGGCAACACTTTTTACACTTGCTTCTCTAACTCCACAACAGTTTAATAACCCTTCGACCTATCGTTATAACGATAAACTTTTTACCGAAGGAGGATCTTTTTCTCAAGGAACGGTCAATGGTACTGAATTTAAAACCAAGTCGGCAGTAGTTTTTGCGTCAGCGGGTAGATATGATGGGCAAAGGCAATCAACTGCTTATGGTGTTCCTGAATACTATGTAAATTCTTTTGAAATGACTGGATACGTTTCTGCAACAGAAAAGACAGGAGCAACAAATCAGTTTGGTTTTGAGTTTGAAATATACGAACCTTACAGCATGGGAATATTTCTTGAGAGTTTACAAAATGCCGCACTGTTTGCTGGGTATGCTGATTATATTGACTCCCCATTTTTATTAAAGATGGATATCAAGGGATGGTCCGAGACTGGAGAAGTCATAACATCAATTAAGCCTAAGTACTTTGTCATTAAAATTACAGAAGTAAAATATAGTGTGACTGAAAGTGGCAGCGTTTATACCTGTAGTGCTTTTCCTTATAACAACATAGGTTTCCAAGATACTATTGATACTTTATTTTATGACGTCTCAATCGCTCCAAGAAAAAACAAACCAGCAACAGTTGAGGAACTGTTGGCCGATCCAGGAAATCCTAAGAGCCTTGTTAACATTTTAAACAAGAATGAAAAGGAATTGGTCAGTCAAAAAAGATATGCCATACCCGACGAGTATGTTATTGAATTTCCTGAAAAGTCTGCTGACTGGAATCTTAATAAGCAAAAGACAGAAAATAAAAGAGCCACAGTAAATCCTGAAAAGCCTTCAAATAAGGGACCAAGAAATCTTCCTTCCGGTTCTCCAGTTGAAAGAAAATCATTCGGCACCAATCCTATTGGTAAGAGTTCAATGGGTTTTCAAAGTTCCGATGGTGGTAATTTTACTTTTTCTGACGAGGACTACGGATACGATTCAGAATCAGGAACAGTGTTTAGAGAAAGAATGACAATCAACCCTGCAGGAAGAGTATTCAATTTTAAACAGGGACAAAAATTAACTGAAACAATAGTTCAAGTTATTCTTAGTTCAAAGTATGCCAAGGATGCAGTACTGGATCCCAACACTTTAACACCAGAAGGATACATCAAATGGTTTAGAGTTGATGTACAGATAGAATTTTTAAAATACGATTATCTAATTGCTGATTTTGCAAGGCGTTATACTTTTAGAGTTGTACCTTTCTTTGTTCATAGCAGTGTATTTAAAAACCCAACATCACCGGGTCTTGGTTATGCACAACTGGAAAGCAAGATTGTTAAGCAATACGATTACATCTACACAGGACAGAACACAGAAGTACTTGGGTTTGATATCAAAATTAATAATCAATTTTATGCGGGTGTTGGGGCAACGGCAGAGCAATTTTCATCTTCAATGCAATCCAAGGACACTTCTGGTATTGTAGAACAAGGTCCTAAGAAAATAAAAACTCCAGAAGGAACAGCATCCAAGACGCCTCAATTTCTTGGTAAGACCAAACAAAAAAGAGACCCTGCACTTTTAAGTTTTATGAAAAGTGGTGTTGGTTATGAGGATGTGGAACGCAAGGTTGCTGAAGCATTTCACAATGCATTTTTAAGAAGTGGGGACCTTATCGAAATAACCATGGAAATAATGGGAGATACTTACTGGCTGGTTGACAGCGGATTTGGCGGATATTTTGCCAATACAGTAAATCCAACTGATCAGATTACTGAAGACGGAACTGCTAATTACGAAGGTACAGACACATACATTTATATTAATTTTAGGACTCCTATTGATATTGATGATGCCAAGGGAGTTTTCAAATTTAGTTCGAGAGTAAGTCCGTTTAGTGGAATTTATAAAGTTACAAAGGTTATTTCTAAGTTTGACGATGGATCATGGAAACAAGATGTTACGGCATTTAGAATGGCAGGTCAGTCACTTGAATTTGCTGAAAATATTAAAACTGAAAAAACAAGTAATCTTTCTAAACAGTTTGATGGTGAGGAACAACCAAAGGGAACGCTTTATGATGGTCCATCGAATAGATTGATTAATGCAGCCAGGGGAGGCACGTTAGTATAACATGTCAGTAGAAAAAAGAACATCAGTAGCAGCATCTAATAGAATCAACCAACTTGGTTCGGGGATTCAGATTGGAAAAGTTGTCAGTGTTCTTGATCCTACATTCATGGGAAGATTAAAAATCACTCTATTAAAGGGTTCTGGAAACAGAGTAGGAACCGAAGACAAAACGTATGTCGTAAATTATGCTCCGCCTTTCTTTGGACAAACACCTTTTGAAGGACAGGGATATAATAATTACGATTTTAATGACACACAAAAATCATACGGCATGTGGTTTGTTCCGCCTGACATCGGCGTAACAGTATTATGTGCATTTGTCGATGGTGATCCAGGCAGCGGATATTGGTTTGGATGTGTTCCTCCAAGTTTTGCTAATCACATGGTGCCTGCCATAGCAGGATCACAAAATGTTGATTTTGGTGAAGATGTGCAAGGATCAAAGTCTGCTGAAAGAAAAAAGAAATATGACAGCAAGATAGGATTACCAGTAGGTGAAATAAACAAGCGCCATAATGCTAATGTTGGCGAAACCGATGCAGAAAAAATTAAAAAACCAATTCACCCTATAGCGGATAGATTTCTTGAACAAGGAACACTTGAGGATGATATTAGAGGAACAACCACTACCACCGCAAGAAGACAAACACCTAATTCTTCGTTCGGTATAGTTTCTCCAGGTCCTCTTGATTATGCAGAAGGAGCCAAGAGATTACAAGTTGGAGTGCTTGAACACCAGTCACCGACATCAGTACCAATAAGCAGATTAGGCGGAACTCAGTTTGTAATGGATGATGGCGATGATAGATATAGAAGAACTTCACACGCATCAAAAGGACCATATGAGTACGTTGATATTCAGAATGGAATTATTGCAGGAACCGGCGAAAAAACAAACACCAAGGGAGAAGTAGGAATCCCTTACAATGAATATACGAGATTAAGAACAAGAACTGGTCATCAGATATTGATGCACAACTCGGAAGATTTAATTTATATCGCAAATTCTCGAGGAACTGCTTGGATTGAATTATCATCAAACGGAAAGATTGATGTATTTTCATCAGATAGTGTAAGTATTCATACCAAGAATGATTTTAATCTCAAGGCAGATAGAGATGTAAACATAGAAGCCGGAAGAAACATAAACATGAAGGCAACCGCCGAATATATTTCTCCGACCCAATCTCATAGAAGAAATGAGGATGAAGATTATGCTCCTCTAAAAGAAATACAGGACGAAGCAGGCAAGGAAGCCGGAAGAATACAGATTGAAAGTGCATTTAATTTTAATTTGTTAATAGGAGCAAATGGAAAAATTGAAACAAGAACATACACAAATGCAGAGGGTGTTCTTGTTCCGGGCGATCTTGATATTAATGTTATTGGTAATACGAGAATACAACAGGCTATTAACTTGGATGTCAAGACAGGTTCAAGAACATGTTTGACTGCTGGAACCAATACGGAAATCAACAGTGGATCGCAGCACATTGAAACAGCACCAGATGCAATACACATGAACGGTCCAGAAGCAAGAACAGCAGACAATGCTCTGGTAATAACAGATCTAATAATTCACGACAATATTCTAACTGATCAAAATCTTAATTGGTCATCAACAAGATATCAATCAGGAAAAATTAAATCTATAATGAGAAGAATTCCTATGCATGAGCCTTGGGCACAGCATGAAAATCTTTCACCGTCATTACAGAGTCAAATTAATACAGATAGAGAAGAAAGTTAGAATTGGAGGGGTAACATATGGCAAAACTATATAACACAAAAACAGTTGCAAAGGATGTTGCTTCTGTTGGAGACGCAAACGGCGGATCCTTTACTTACAAAGGGTTCAGTTCCAGAGAAAATACAAGAGGATATAAACTTTATGATATAGATCTTGTGAAACAGGACATTATCAATCATTTCTATATTAGAAAGGGTGAAAAATTACACAATCCTAACTTTGGAACGATTATATGGGATATGATCTTTGAACCGTTTACTGAAGAGGTAAAAAAGCTCATATCAAAGGATGTTGAGGACATCATCAACTATGATCCAAGAATTTCTGTTCAGGAAGTGCAGGTAAACAGCACTGATCAGGGCATAAGAATAGAGGCAAACATAGTTTATTTGCCCTTTAACGTTAATGAAAGGATGCAGTTTGATTTTGATAGAACATCGTCAAGTATTAACTAAGCATATAATGATCTATGGTAAATATTGCATAGGATACAGTAAAATATGAGCACAACGTCAAGACAGAATAATCTAATTTTAAACGAGGATTGGAAGAGGATCTATCAAACATTCCAGCAGGCTGATTTCAAATCTTATGATTTTGAAAATTTGCGCAGAGTGATGATCACCTATCTGAGAGAGAATTATCCAGAGGATTTTAACGATTATATTGAAAGTTCTGAATATCTTGCACTGATTGATGCGATGGCATTTCTTGGGCAAAGTTTAGCCTTTAGAATTGACCTTGCTTCAAGAGAAAATTTTATTGAATTAGCAGAAAGAAAGGAAAGCGTTCTTAGAATTGCTAAGATGCTTTCGTACAACGCCAAGAGAAACGTTCCATCAAAGGGTCTATTAAAATTCACATCAGTTAGTACATCTGAAAATATTTTTGATAGCAACGGAAGAAATCTTGCACAGCAGGTAGTTAGATGGAATGATCCTACAAACACCAACTGGGCAGAACAGTTTATTCTGATATTAAATGCCGCGATGAGCAATAATACGGAATATGGTAGAAGCCAAGGAAGCGACACCATCCAAGGAATTCCAACTGAACAATATAGATTTAGAACTGTTACAGATGACGTGCCAATTTTTACATTCAATAAAACTGTCGCAGGAAGAAATATGGCGTTTGAAATTGTAAGTACTGGATTTGCTGAATCAGAAGAAATTTATGAAGAAGCACCAACTCCAGGAAATCAATTAGGGTTTGTATATAGACAGGACGGTAAAGGTCCTGGAAGTAGCAATACTGGTTTTTATTTAATGTTCAAGCAAGGAAGTCTCGAAGTAGCAGATTTTAATATAGACATCCCAACGACAAATGAAGTTCTTTCCATTGATACGGAAAATATTAATAATGACGATGTTTGGTTATTTTCTCTAAATTCTCTTGGAGGCCAACAAAATCAGTGGACCAAGGTTTCGAGCCTTGCTGGTAATAATATTGCCTACAACAGTCTTGTAGGAAATGTTAGAGACATCTATGCAATTGAAACTAAGGAAAATGATACAATAGATTTAATATTTGCTGATGGTGTTTATGGTAATTTGCCTCAGGGAAGTTTTAGAACTTATTACAGAGTCAGTAACGGATTACAGTATGTAATTTCGCCAAACGAAATGAAAGGAATCAACGTAAGCATTGATTATTTCAATAGGGCTGGTGCACAACACACTCTACAGATTGGTCTTGAATTACAGAATACTGTTACAAGTGCTTCTGCTTCAGAAGACATTGATAGTATCAGAGAAAATGCCCCTGCAAATTATTATGTTCAAAACAGAATGATCACAGGAGAAGATTACAATCTTGCTCCTCTTTCTGGTTCACAAAACATTTTAAAGGTAAAAGCAGTTAACAGAACTTCAAGCGGTATTTCAAGAAACTTTGATATAGTTGACGCCAGCGGAAAATACAGTTCAGTAAATGTGTTTGCTGATGACGGATATGTTTACAAAGAAGAAAATGAAAGAAACTTAAATTTTAAATTTTCAAATACTAACGACATTATTAATTTTATTAGAAATAGTGTTGAACCGTTGTTTACTGATAACGACGTCTATAATTTTTATCTAACAAAGTTTGATAAGATTCTATTTACAGAACAAAATACTGTATGGACGGAAGTCACAAGTGATATAAATCAAACAACTGGTTACTTTAATAATGCCATTGATTTTTCATTGTTAAAGGTTGGCAACTATGCTACTAACACATTAAAATATTTAAAGATAGGTGCGAATATTAAATTTGTTCCACCAAGTGGACAGGCATTCAAACAAGGAAAACTTGTTACTGCTGATAGCACTGATCCAGAACAGCGTTCATACATCTGGACAAAGGTAGTTAACGTTGTAGGAGATGGTACTAATGCGGGTAGAGGATCTTTATCATCTGGGTTAGGACCAATAACATTTAATGAAAATATTCCAACAGGAGCAATTGCTTCCAAGATTGTTCCTAAGTTTGTATCTGATCTTAACTCTGCTCTTGAAAGTGAAATGGTAACACAAGTTGCAGGAAATCTTAATTTTGGTCTAAGGTATGATAACATTTCAAGTTCTTGGAAAATAGTTCAAACACAGAACTTGGATTTAACATCTTCCTTTAGTTTAGGTAGAGCAGGAGATACATCAAACGAAAATCTTGATGCTTCATGGATTATGGCATTTGTTAGAAATAATGATCAGTATGTGGTAAGAGTCAGAACTATGGATTACGTTTTTGGCAGCGTACAACAAAATAGATTTTATTTTGACAAGAGTGAAAAAGCATATAACAATCTAACAGGTCAGGTAATAAAGGACCATATAAAAGTATTAAGTATTAATAGTGATACAAATAGTCAAAACTCTCTTGGAAAAGATTATACCTTTGAAATAAGCGATTCGATTGAATTCGAAGACGGATATGAAAGCACCAAAGAAATTAAATTATCATTTAGTGACAATGATGATGATGGTGTTGTTGATGATCCTGAAACCTTTGAAGCAATTGCCGGTGACGATCTTGAATTAAACTTTTTATTCTTTGAAGAAAAACGAGATCAATACGGAACCAAGTATTATGATATAATTGATAATTCTAATAATACAATCTTGGTTTATCAAAAACAATCATTGATAGATATCAATCAATTTGATGACGGACAATTAATTTATTTTTATGATAGTGCTGAAAATAAAGTCAAGAGCGTTAATAGAACAACTAACACTCTTGAACTACAAAGTCAGTACAAGGCAGTTTATGGAAGAAGAAATTTAAAATTCCAGTACATTCATGCAGCAAGTGAGGATAGAAGAATTGATCCAAGTCTAACTAATATTATTGATATGTACATTTTGACAAGATCCTATGATACATCATATAGAAATTATTTGCTTGGTGTTGAAACTAAACCAGATGAACCAACAACTGACGGATTAAGAATTGAATTTGGTAGTAACCTTGGAGAAATCAAATCAATTAGTGATGAAATAGTTTATCATCCAGTAAAATATAAAGTACTGTTTGGATCAGCGGCTACTGAAAAACTTAGAGCACAATTTAAGATAGTCAAGAACCCAGGTAAGACAATTAATGATAATAATCTAAAGGTTAGAATTGTTAATGCAATTAATGATTTCTTTGCTATAGACAATTGGGATTTTGGTGATCGATTTTATCTTAGTGAATTAACCACATACGTGGTAAACAGTGTTTCACCAGATATAACAAACTTTATTATTTTACCAAGACAGACCGATCAAGTTTTTGGTAGTTTATTTGAAATTCAAAGTAAGCCTGACGAAATTTTTGTAAGCGGTGCAACGGTTGATGATATAGAAATTGTAGCAAGTATTACCGCTGCTGAGATTAGAGTTGGTGCAAATTCAGTAGTGAGTAGTACATAATGGCAGATAGAGTATATCCAAAGAGCCAACTTCCAATTAGAAGAACTTCTGACTTTCTTCCGAATGTCTTTAGATCCGACACCAATGATAAGTTCTTATCAGGTGTTGTTGATCCTTTGGTACAACCGGGCGTAGTTGAAAAACTTTCCGGTTATGTTGGTAGAAGGTTTGGTAAGACCTATAAGGGCAACGACATTTATCTTGACAGTGATAACACCCTAAGAAGTAGGTATCAACTTGAGCCCGGCATAACCATTGAAAAGAATGATCAAGTTGAAAAATTTTATGACTACCTTGATTTAAAAAACATGCTTTCATTCTTCGGCAATAGCATCGAGGATGATAGCAAGACAACCAATCAGGAACATTACACATGGAATCCACCTATTGATTGGGATAAGTTTATAAACTATAGAGAATACTTTTGGGTTCCTTCAGGACCTCCATCAGTTGCAGTATATGGACAGGCACAAACAGTAACAAGTACCTACAAGGTTAACACTGGTATTGCGTCGACGTGGGTGTTTACACCAGACGGAGCAACAAACAATCCAGATATTAAATTATACAGAGGACAGACCTACAAGTTCAAGGTTAACAGTCCTAATGAAAGTTTCTATTTAAGAACAAATTATGACACAGGATCACTAAACTATAATCCTTTGATTACATATTTTCCAGGACAACTTGCGGTCTATGATGGCAAGTTGTGGAGAGCAAAGGTAGAAATTTCTCCCGCGGATGGTAGCACAATTGATGTTGATAGCCAAGATTGGGAATTAGTAGATTCTAACGCATCTGTTGATACATTAATATATTCAAGTGGTGTAACAAACAATGGAGTTAGGGTAGGGGAATTAACTTTTGAAGTTCCTCAAGATTCTCCAGATGTGTTATACTATCAGAGTGATATTGATCCTAACAGATTAGGAAGATTTATAATTGCTGATATAGACAGCAATACCTTCCTTGATGTTGAAAATGAAATTATCGGTAAAGAAAATTACAACAGTTCAAATGGTGTAGAATTTAGTAATGGTATGATAGTTGAATTTCTTGGAACGGTCACACCAGCAGTTTATGCAGAAAATAAATGGCTTGTTGAGGGAGTGGGCGACGAGATTAAACTAATCAAATTCTCTGATCTTATTCCACCTACACTGACTGGAGAAACACCAGAAGTGTTATTTGATAACGAAGGATTTGATACACAACCGTTCGATGATGCTACTCAATATCCTGCCGTAAAAGATTATATATTAATAAACAGGGCCAGTGGTGATTCTAATCCTTGGTCAAGATATAATAGATGGTTCCATAGATCAGTTCTTGAATATGCATTTAGATCAAGAGGTGACGACTTTGATGCTACTGAAGCATCAAGAGCCAAGCGACCGATTATAGAATTTAATAAAAATATTCAACTTTTTAATCATGGTCGTAATGCAAAACAAACTGTTGACTATGTTGATGATTATACAACAGATATTTTTTCAACCATTGAAGGTAGTAAGGGTTATAACATTGACGGCGAATTTTTATTTGAAGGAGCAAGAGTTCTTGTTGTTGCTGACACAGACAGTTTAGCAAATAATAAAATCTATACCGTAAAATTTATAACACACAATAACAATAGACAGATAACTTTACAAGAAGCAACTGATTCAGTTTCAGCATTCAATGATTGTGTTCTTGTAAGAAGAGGAACAAGGAATGCTGGAAAAATGTTCCACTTCAATGGAACTTCTTGGGTACGAAGCCAAGAAAAACTAACTATAAACCAATCTCCACTTTTTGAAGCATATGATGAAAATGGAGTTTCGTTATCCGATCCAGAAACTTATCCAGTTAGTTCATTCTTAGGAACAGAAATTTTAAAATATAAAATTGGTAACAGTGTTGCTGACAAAGAACTTGGTTTTAGTTTATCTTATTTGAATATTGATAATGTTGGTGACATACAGTTTGAATGGACTTGGGATAAGGAAACATTTACATATAACTTGGACAATCAAGACCAAACAAAGAATGTTAATACAGCATTTTATTTTGTTAATGGAAACTATGCTAATGGATGGGCAAAACTTGATAACACATACATTCAACCAATAATTGATTCAGTTGTATTAACACAGGACACAAATGAAGTTGTGTTCAACACTATTGACTGGAATAATTTTACTGATAATACAAAAATAATTTTTTATAAAAATGGTGAAAAAGTATTTTCAACTTATACAAGGACAAAAAATACTTTTGTATTTGATGAAACATTTGCAGAGAAAGATGTTATCTCACTAAAAATAGTAGATAGCAATATTGTTCCTGATCAAGGATATTATGAAATACCTATCGGCATTGAGAGAAATCCATTAAACCAAGGACTGGGAGATTTTACATTAGGTCAGGCAGTTGATCATGTTAGAAGTGGTCTTGAATTTATAGATTCGTTTACTGGAGAATTTGTTCCAGGAAATTCAAATTTAAGAGATTTATCTGGTTGGCAATTGCACGCCAAGAGATTTATTAAACATGCCGGCATAGCAGCAGCCAGCGTGGCAGTATTGGTTGATAAACAATCTAATATAATTAAATCCTTACAATATTCTTCCAAGCAATATTCTTCATTTAAGGAAAATTTCCTTAAGAAAGCACTTGAATTAGAGTTTGAAGAATCAATTCCTGATTTTGTTGATAGGATTATTGAGGATTTAACCAAGACAAAAACAATTGATAGTCCGTTCTCTGATTCGGATATGATAGGT